GGAGAAGGTAAAAATGTCTTTCGACACTTTTGTGCCTTCTACGATGGCAACCGTACGGCTGCCGGCTTCTGAGAAGAAGCCACAACGACCTGACCTACAAGGGCCAGGAAAACCCCTCCACTTTACGAGGAGGGGAATGCGAGGAATGGGGAAAGGCTCTAGGAGCCCGACTTCTTCCTCCGTTGTGCCTCCCGCGACGACCGACTCTTTTGGAGCCGGTGCGGGCCCCTCAGTAATGACGGGCAAGGGAGACAAGAAGGATCATAGGGACTGGGATGCAGTCTCTGCAGCTATCAAGCTTGCAGACATCTACACCGTTCCGTTAGATGACCTTCATCCGGATACCGAGACAGTTGTAGTAAATGTCCCGGAATATCCGTATAATCTTCCCAAACAGGGTCGATCAACTGCTTTCTACGGTTCGGCCTTAGGCCTTACACGAGATAACAAATTGGTCCACCCCTTCCCTAGGCCGGTCGAAGTTCTTGCGAACTCCGAGGGCTTGAGATGGGATAGGAAAGATTCTTGTGTCAAAGGTGAGGGCAGATTGGTATATCTGCCTGAACGTTGGCATGCCCTGGCAAGGCATGCAAAACAGTTCCACCTGACACGACATGAAGCGGACGCAATGACAGCAGAGGATCTCAGGAGATACTGGGCTCGGCAGACAAATGAGAAAGGGGAGTTAAAACCCCGAGCTCGTTTGTTCTTTAACCGACTCAGAATCCTTGAGTTTATCCGATGCTGTTGCGACGCGCTTCTCCTGGGTTTGCAAGAAGCTGCACTCCACCGTCCTACGTATAGGAGGGGAAGGTCGTTCTTGCTATCCTCCGCACAGGTCCGTTTCATCAAGCGATTCTTCGCCTTGATGTTCGATCAACCTGCAAGGGGGGCCCAAGAGCTTAAGCGTTGGGCTGGAATAGCTCGCTCGCACTACTTCGGGGATCGTTCATCGCCGCCTCTCCCTTTCCTTTTACAAGGATTGGGAAAGAGACAGCTGTTGAAGTTCTCGTATGTAGGCCGCGCGCTCCCGCCTCCGCCTCGTGATCCACATGCTCTGAAGGAGTATGTGGCACGCCTCCAGTCCGTTCCCCCACCTGAGCATCCTCGGTGGGCGGCGTTCTGTGAGGAGTATCTGCAGAAATGGCGTCCTACAAAGGAAGTTAATTTCCGGACAGATCCTTCAGTCTCAGCGTCTTTCGGTTATAACCGATTGGCGGGGGGATTTACGAAGGCTGTCCAGGATCTTACCTCTCTAGGGATTTCACTTCTGCAATGTCATAATCGTGGGATGCCTGTGCCCTTCTCTTGGCCAGGCAAGAAACCCTACGATAATGACCCTTGGTTGGTGGATTTCATCGGCACACCTCGCGGTTTCCGTGCGTCCTGTGAAGGGCGCATGGAGCCAACGGATGAGTACCTTGTCCCCCCTCCCAAGGACTTTCGCACGTTAACGTTACGTTACGTGTCGAACGAGCGTCTTTTCTCACAAGCTCTGAAGCTTGCGGTGCATGCTGTTCTCAGCAAGGTCGACCACATTCCCCTCCTTCCGATTTATGCGGAAGAGAAAGGACTTAAGGTACGTTACCCTGCGACAACGCTTGCCGCTGCGACGCTGGTTTACCAGCTGTTTCGGAGAGCAATTGATGCTCACCTCATGCAGGATCCCCGCCATAGCGCATCGCTTGGCGGACCGATCCCGTTGCCGGTAAAGCGCATGAGGAACCATGGTTCTGGGTATTACTACTCTCAGGACCTGTCGTTTGCCACTGATCTTCATCCGTTCTGGTTAACCCGAACGGCTTATGAAGCTGTGGCTAAACATCATCCGGAACTCCAGGAGTTTGTAGTCTATATGCCAAAGTTGTTCGGTTCTCACCGAATCATTTTGGACAAGGACCAACTTCCTGAAGTTCCTGATGACCCTCTTCGTGCAACCGCCACTTCCTTCGACCCAAGTGTGGACCCAAAAGGTCTCATACCTGACGGGGAAGTGTGGAAGGATCAGGGAATCATGTCGGCAAACCGCATAATTCCTATAACTGGTCCATTCCTTGAGCGATTGCACGAGTTTATCCTCGAGTGGAACGACTACCTGGAAGCAGTCGCGTCCGTAGAGGATCAAGCTCTCACAACAACCTCGGCCAGCATGGGGGATGCGACAAGCTTCCCCATCATGCCTCTCTTAACAGCGTTTTGCTGCGAAGAAGCGGGCCTCGATTCGTATGTGACAGCCGGAGATGATGCGGTGATCTCCGATATGACCAAAGAGAAAGAGGTCATATTTGAAGAAACAGTCGCAATGTGCGGTGGGACCTTATCGACGGGAGACCCTGCCAAGGGTAAGCCGAACAAGATTTTCCGTTCGAGAACATGTTTCATGTTCTGCGAGGATACTTATTCGGTCCTTGGAACAGGCTTCCCTCGTCGGGTGCCAACCACACATATAAGTCTATGGTCCGCTCCCCCAGGGGGTTCGAAAGGGTCTGTCGATTGGTTTAACCAGCCCTCGTCAGTGTGTCAGCACTACGAGGACATGGGCCTATCGGTTAAGACACCTCTCTGGAAACGAACCAAGACTTGGCACGTAAATAGTGCCGCATACAAGCTCGGGCTTCCACTCGGTGCTCCAGTTACATTCGGAGGCACCGGGCACCCCATGTTCCCTGCTCACGCGGGTCTGAATCCATGGACACACCAGAAATGGTTGTCTACGGTCTCTCAGCTCACGAAAGCAGAGTTAGCCATGGGAACGGGCTTGAGTGTCATCCCATCTGGATTGACTGACCTTTCCAGGAAAATCATTCAGAATGAGATAGACGCTTTGGAGACTGCCACTCTGCCAGAGGGCAGGCTCCATAGACCTGTATTGACGGAAGAGCCAACAGAGCATGTTGTAAAGTCTCGTCTCAACTTTGCCACCCGCAAACGCGAGGTGATCTCAGAAGAGTACCGCGACAACATCATGCTCCGTGACTTGGCTGATTCCTTAACGCAGGTCGTGACATCCTGGGAGGCGTACGTTCGCAAGCCCCCTTCGCCAGTGAGAACTCCTGCAGTCGCCAAGGTGGCTTCTGCATTCTCACGGAAGGTCGGCAGGAAAAGGTTGTTACCAATTCCATTGTCTTACGACGATACTTTCCTTGATGTCTATCGCAAGGTGCATACCTACGCGAGCTGGAAGGCTCTTCCAGCAGGACTCCACGTGAGTGGGCCTGTGGGAGACGTGGACGCCAAAGGCGCCACAAGTTCTCAACCTCGTTTATCCCGGAACTATGGTTTAATACCAAGCTCCGTGGAGAGGCAAGAACGCCAAAAAGCTGCTTGGGAGCATCTTGCGATGTTCCGAGTGGACCGTGCCTACCTAGGCGTTAAACCCGACTCTGTTAAGAGCAGGGTAGCCTAGGAGGCCCACCGGAATGGAAGAGGACCCGCCAAAAAGAGGACTCATATAAGCCTCG